CAATCGGGATTATTGCCGGCATAACGTCGTCGGTGGATGACCTGCCAAGCAGAAACAAGCGAGCTCAGAACACTTTCACCCAGGCGATGAAGGAGATTTTCAGGCAGGAGCGCCCAACGGCGCCGAGGCTAGCGACTCCCCAGTCTTTGCTTGAGCAAGAGAATTCAATCCAATGGTGGCTTGCTAATCGGATCTCGTTTCTGTCGGGGGCCGCCTCCGCCGTCACTGATATGACCTTTGGCAGCACGGACGAGGTGAACCTTTTCAAGTCGGAATTCTTGGGTTTCTTCGACGACATAACGATAGATCCAGATCTTGACGATCAGATGTACAGCGAGGTCAGGCAGCTAAAGGCTAACGTTGTTGAGTACCTGGCAGGCGTGGCGCAGGACCTACCGCAGCTCACGACATACACCACATACAAGGCCCTACCCGCGCTAGTGGTTGGCTATCAGATATACGGAAACAACGATCATAACTTGGAGATAGTGGATCGCAACAACGTGGTTGATCCAATGTTTGTTCCGCCAAGAACGATAGAGGTCATCGGTGGTTAGTCCCAAGGTGAGCCTTTCCGTCAACGGAAAGCGCCTTGATGAGTGGACGAGCGTTAGCATCTCGCGCTCGCTTACTTCGTTGGCGGATTCGTTCTCACTCGGCTATGTCGACGTGAACACGCGCAAGGATTACCCAATCAAAGAGGGTGACGAGTGCGTCGTTTCAATCGGCCTTAACAAGGTGATTACCGGGTATGTAGATGTCGCTGAGTGGAAATACAGCGCATCAACGGACGGGAGAACGTCTCACTCATTCTCAGTAGAAGGACGGAGCAAGAGCGGCGATCTGGTTGATTCAAGCGTAGTGCCTGATCCTTCGACGTGGAAAGAGAAGACATTCTTAACAATCGCCCGGCAGATCTGCGCCCCCTATGGGATCACCCCGGTAGTGTCTGCTAATATTGATGCGCTGGTTAACACGCCGATCCGCCGTCACTCGGTGGAGATCGGCGAGAGTCCCGGCGATTGCCTGGGCAGGCTAGCGCAGAAGCTGGGTGTCTTATTGAGGACCACAGTCGACGGAAAGCTTGAGATCGGTAGGCCTCCGGGGCTGATAGCTGCTAGCGCAATCATGTTAGACCGCGGCGGGGCACGGATTAAGAGCGGGAGCCGACGCAGCGACCATCGACAGCGCCACGATCTTTACATCGCGTTTGGCCAAAACCAGGGGAGCTCCACAGTACTCGGGGATGCGGCGCGCGAGGGCAAGCAGTCGGCCAACGATCCACGCGTGACTAGGTATAGGCCGCTCGTGTTCATTCAGGACGGATCGAGCACAACCGGAACTCTGAGGCGCGCGGCCGAGTGGACGCGGAACACGCGGGCGGGACAAAGCGAGCGCGTAAGTTACAAGGTGGTTGGGTGGGAGTCAGCCCCGGGCAAAATATGGGAACCGGGAAGGACTGTCATTTGCAACGATTCTCTTTTGAGGCTCAAGAAAAAGGGTCTTATTGTCGAGTCTGTGAGCTTTACTCAGAGCAAGGCAAGCGGCACGGAAACGCAGATAGATCTAGTTAACCCGGAGGCTTTCGTAGGCCTCACGCCCCCCACTAAACCCAGAAAAAAAGAGGGCGTGTTAACATGGTAGATCGCACAAGCTGGAACGCGATCAAGGGAATGATCCGCAAGCTGAGGCAGCGCCTCGCGATGATGGTGACGCGCGCGCGGATCACATCATCGACGGTTGGCGCTAATGGACAGACCGCAACTGTCGACATGTTGCAGGGGATACAGCGAGACGGAGCTGAGGTTTTTGAGCCTTACGGCGTCTCGAGCTTCCTTCCGCCGGGCGCTGAGGCCGTGGCTTTAGCGGTTGGCGGGTCAGGCGATCAGGTGGCGGTGCTAGGCGCTGCCCCCCGCGGAGGCGTGCCAGAGGGCAAGCTTCCGGGTGAAGTCGACTTCTACAGCACTCACGGTCAGGTGATACGGTGCCACGCAGACGGGTCTATATCTATGAGCCCAGGCAGCGTGCTAGGCGTGCCGGGCACCGTGTATACTGGAAGCGCGGTGGATCCACTATTACCCTATACAGCGGCAGGCGGTGACAGCGTGATACCTAGCGCGCAGCTCATTGCGTGGATGACGGCCGCCAGCGCCCTGCTGAATGTCCCGCCTGGAGCATTTCCGCTGCCAATCCCGACTAACATTGGGACTATCGCGCCTGTTATCACAAGGAAAACTAAGGTGGGATGATGCCGGCTTTACTGCACCGCTTCGACAATCTCGAGCAGCGAGGGGATATCTCGCAAGTCGAGACGGGATTCCCGCCGTTCACCGGGAACCTAGCGACAGATGAGGGGCTAATCTCTCTTGTAGAATTGTCACTGTTCACCGATCGCCGAGCTCCGCCGGGCGTCGACTTGCCCGGGGGGCCCCTCGATCTGCGGGGCTGGTGGGGGGATCAGTTTTGGGGCGAGAGCTTCGACCTTCCGCAATATCAGATCGGCTCGCTCATATGGACCCTTGACCGCTCAAAGAATCGGGCGGAGACCCTGGCTCTCTTGCGAGACTACGCGGTGGATGCAGTCAAGTGGATGGTTGATATCTTGATGATAGATCGCGCGGTGGCAATCTCCGAGAGAGTAGACAACGACACAGCAGCTTTTCAGCTGCAGCTATTTAGACCTAACGACCCGGACGCGCTTTGGTCCCCACGCTGGAGGAAAACAATCAGTGGCATCTAATATCGAAAGGCCGACACTTGCCGAGATCCAAAGGCGCGTGTTCGCGGATTTTCGCGCAGAACTACCAGGCGACGAGCCCGCTATACCTCTGTCTACTGAGTTTGCCTTCTGCGTAGCTATCGCAGGCGCCAGTCACTTGAAAAATGGGCGGATAGATTACGCGATGCGCCAGCAGTTCGCGGACACGGCAGACACTGAGGGCCTAGACCATCACGCGAGCGTTTGGGGGATCACTAGGCTGCAGCCTCAAAAATCTCAGGGCAGCGTTCAAGCGACGGGAACGATAGGCACCGCGATACCGATCTCATCGGGGCTAACGAGCCCGAATGATGATCTGCTTTTCGTGACCACTGCCGCGGCAGTGATCGGCGCAGGCGGCCAGGTTATCGTGCCAATCGAAGCGGTGGACACCGGCTCTGCCGGAAATAAGGACATTTTCACCAAGCTAGAATTCAGTACCCCGATCCCGAACGTGGATTCAGAGGTAACAGTTCAAGGCGTTTTTGATCTGATAACGGGCGTGAGCTCTGGCCTGATAACGGGCGCAGATCTAGAGTCTGATGATCTATTGCTCAAGCGTCTGCTGTTCAGGATCCAGGGCGGGAAACTGATCGGGAAGCCTGGCGACTGGGAAGCCTGGGCGCTCGAGTATCCGGGGGTAACTCGCGCTTGGGAAGTGCCAAACATCAGCGGGCCCGGCACGGTCGGTGTTTTTTTTGTGACAGATGGCGATCCCGTAAGCGTAATTCCAGGTGCGCCGCTCGTGGCGCTTGTGGGCGTGGACATCGCAGCCAAGGCGCCAACGCCAGTTACAACGATCTCGCTTGCTCCCACAGAGGTGCAGATAAATCCGGAGATCATCATCTCGCCCGATACGCCAGAGGTGAGAACGGCCGTAGAGCTTGAGCTCAACGACATGCTTTTGAGGGAGGCGAGCGCGAAGGGGTTCACGCTTTCCCTGTCAAAGATCACAGAGGCCATTAGCCGCGCGCCTGGGGAGGATTCGAATGTACTCATCCTCCCCACAACGGACCAGGTATACGCGTTGGGCGAGCTGCCTACACTGGGATCGATAACCTGGAGTTAGAAAAATGTCAGGACTTGAACCACACGGACGCGCGCAGGCACTAGAGGCCGTTCTATCTCCGGCCGCAAATATTTTTGTGGGCCTTCTCGATACGATGCCCGTAAACGGGTTTGGAGCAATAGAGATTAGCCCGGCAGGATATGCGCGCATAGCCGCGGCCAACTGGACCACAACCACGATAGCGGGAGCGTCCGAAGTTACTACGCGGTGCAATGCTGACAACTTGGCCATGGGGCCATATGCGACAGAGGTCAACGCGCGCGGGTGGGCTCTATACGATGCCCTTACGAATGGGAACCTGGTTGCGTCTGGGCCATTCGTTGACGCGGGCTTTGGTCAAGCGGGAATCCTCAACATACCCGCCTTAGACGATATACAGTTTCAGCCTGGCGATCTATGCGTGACCATCACTAGCAGTTGCCCCGTGATGGTTGCGCCTGATGTTTGCCCCGTTCCTGTGTACGCTCAATATGTAGATCAGAGCTTTAATGTGATCGTTGTGCCAATTGGCGGACCGCCACCAAGCGAGGGCGCCGGCAATGGTTCCAACAGCGGATCGATAATCACGGACATTGCTTTCAATGGCGCCGACTACACTGCAGAATATTTCTTTGATGCCGTGTCTCAGGGACCTTTGACCGCGTTTCCTTTCGGGCCTGGCCCGCACACTAGCTGGGAGTTTCAATGGTTCGCACAGCCGCCCGTTGGGCAGGTCGTCTCGGTCACGGTCACCAAGAATTCGGACCCCGCCTGTACGTTCTCCATTGATTTCGCTGTATCGGTTTAAGCCATGACGATTGATGTATTTGGCCACGCGGCATCAGGCGGAACGACAAGCGCAAGGCTTGACGCCTTCAGCAGGTGCAACAGCGTTCCGTTTTGCGATCTCCTACCCCATGGCGCAATGTGGCCGCGCGCGCGCGATACAAATCTCGCTAAGCTCTGCTCTGCGATGTCGATTGAGATCGGCAGAACTGATGTACAGACGAGAACAATGCTGGCCGAGTCATACCCAGACACCGCACAGCAAACGCTGACGCACTGGGAGACGATCGCCGGCCTGCCTGACGCGTGCGACGGTGAGCTGGCGGCAACAGTTTCGGCGCGACAACAGGATGTCGTAGATGTGTTCACCCAAGATCACGTGTTGAACGATGCGTATTGGGCTGCGCTTGCTGGCGTGTACGGATACGCTGCGCCTACCATCACCAAGAATTCAGCGTTCTGCACCGGCATTAATTGCACAACGGATCCACTGTGTAGCCTGGAGTCACTTCTTACGGTGACCTTTACATTTGTTTCCGGCGCCAACGACGTTTTGCTTGAGTGCAAGATCCGCAAATTCTGGCCAGAGTGGACCACGCTGCTGGTCATTTTCACATAGGAAAGACAACTATGATTCGCGCAGACCTCGACCCATCGACAGCCGGAACCGTTGACCCAAACGCTAACGGTCCATCCCTCGCCGGATACTGGACCACCGGCCCAATATGCACGACGTTTGGCCCTGATGCCGCGAACCACATCCAGGAGGAGATAGCGCGCGCCATTGAGGGGAGCGGGCTAGAACTAGACTTCTCTGACAAGGGGCAGCTTGCCGGCATACTGAGCCGCATCACCGGGGTATATGGTGACGGCTCAGATGGGATCGTCACGCTGCCTGCGGGCTTAACTCAAATCCTTAGAGACATGCACTACGAGAGCCTGACGATTCCGGCGGGATCATCGCTCAATACAAACGGGCACCGTGTCTTTGTGCGAGACGTTCTGACAATGGAGCAGACCGCAGAGATTATGAACTCTGGATCACCTGGCGGAGATTACACAGGCGGCCCAGTCGGAGGCAGCGGAGGCGGCGGGACGATAGCTCAAGCGCTTGGTGGCGGCGGCGCTGGCGGAGTCGGCGGCAATACGCCAGGCAACGCAGACCCAGCCGCGCCACCTGCTCGCGTCGGGACGACCGGCTCGCCGGTTGGCCTGATCAGCTCAAACGGCCAGGGGTACGCGGGCAACGGAGGCCAGGGCGGGAACGGATCGCCGGGCGTCAATGAGGCCGGCGCCAACCCTGCTGCAGTCGACGCGCCGCAGATATCCAGGCCAACATTCATCCCGGCGATGGTAGATGGGCAGCTATTCTCGGGCCTTGGCCGTAACATGATTTCGGGCGGTGCTGGTGGTGGTGGTGGTGGTGCTGGTGACGGGGCCGCGGACCCTAACGGATTTGGCGGAGGCGGAGGCGGAGGCGGAGGGGTGCTC